CATCTGGTTTTACCTTTTGATTATTAACGCTAGTTACAGCCCTTCTTAAGAAAGTTTCATCAGCTTCAAACACTGGAATAATTACACTTATTTCGTTTTTTTCTTTCATCTTATTTTTCATTTTTTTCTTCTATTTGTAATAATGTTTCGAATTCAGCTTTTCTGCTAGAAACAAAATTAGTATATAACTCTTTTATTAATTCAGCTTCTTTTTCTTCAGTAAATAAATCTTTAGAGTCATTGATTCCATCAATAAATTCTTGAGGAATTGAATCTTCTAACCAAGCTCTCATAAATTCAGCAATTAAATTTGGTATCGCTAAAATATCGTTGGTCCAAATACCATTATTTTTTAATTTAATACTATTTGAAGTTGAATCTTCACTTTCCATCCATTCTGGTACCATATCAGGTATTTTACCAATTACTGGTGTGTTACATTGAATTGATTCCAATGGAAACGTACCGAAGCTAGAAATATCATCTACCCATACAGCTAAACAAGATTCACCTAATTGTTCAGCAAATGTTTTTCTAGGCAAGCCTCTTAATTCCCTAAATGTAATCCACTTATACATTGGATATCTAAGGTAAAAAGCTTTAACTATTTTTAGAGCTGATTTTTGGTCCCTAGTTAAGATTGATATAATTGGTTTTTTTAATTTTTCACTAGGTTTAAAATACTCTGGAATAGACGGTGCTACAATATGAGTTTTTATACTAGGAAATAAACTTTTGATATAATCAGCTTGTTTTTGACTACTTGTTATTACATCTCTAAAACCATAATTTAAATCCCATCTTTCAGTCATTTTTAATAATTCTAAAATATAAGTATATGATTGAGATAATACTATTTTCTTACATGGAAATTCTTTTACCTGTTCCATTACGTTAGCAAAAATTTCAGGTATGATTAAATAATCAATTGCAGTTAAATTTAATTTTTGTTCTTCGATTGATACGTGAGGTAAACTTGAATAGCTTTCACCTAACCAATCACCAACACCATGGTAATCATTTTTTTCATGTAAGATACTGGCTTTGTAGCCTAAATCATTTAATATTTTTACGTGTTCGTAAATATTGGCAATCCCAGCTGTTGGATTTCCTTTAGTGTCTAGAGTAAAGAAATAAAAACCAAAATCTTTATTATCTATTTTCTCAATTAACTGTAATACTTTTTCTTGTTTACTTTCCATTTTTTTAATTCATTTTTTTTAATATTCCATAAGCTAATAGCGTGTTAAAGGCCAATTTAAACCTAATACTAGTCTTATCTAAATTATTACGACCTAACATTGGGTCGTCTTCTTTTTCATCTGTCTCATCACCTAAATCAGTAATGAATTGTCTGATTAACTCAAACTTAACTCCATTAATTTCTTTATGTTTTATATGTTCTTTTGTGGTAAGCCACCTATCAGTTGTGCCATTATGATTAATTTTTTCCACCTTTTTTTTAGTTTCAACTATATCTTCTTTATCATCAAAGGCTAAAAAAACATCAAGTTCTTCAAAATCTATATAATATAAATCACCAAATATTTTAATCATTATTTATAATTTTATTAAACATATCTTCGTCATTAACGAAGTCTAAAATGCTGTCTAATTCATAATCAGCTTCAACATTTTTGTTATAAGACGCATTTATCTTAACAGAAAATTTACCTTCTGGTTTAGCTTCTAATGCGATTGGGTTTGCAGTAACTAAAATGTCAATACCATCCCATTTTTTGGTTGTGTCTGTTACAAACTTAATATTATCACCAGTGAACCCTAATTTAGATAAAAAGAAGAGTGTTGAAGGTCTGCTTTTATGTGCATCCCTACTAATGATTACAATCTCATGTTCCTCATAATCATTTATATCAGCTATAAATCTATTTAAAATTGGTCCGATGTTATTATGTAACTGGTCCGCATGTGCATATATTTCCATTGGTGCCTCGCTATAAAGAAATTCATTTAATTTTGTTTCATTTGGAAATTGGAAATATTTTAATAAATCCCATTCCTCAATTACAACATCATCTAAATCTTCATTATAGTATTTACCATAAACATATTTTAGTTGTCCGATGAAGTCACGTATGACCTCATTTAAGCTTATTCCTATTCTCATATTATTATTTTACTAATTTTTTATTGAAAGTAAACAAAAAGATAAAAATTATTTATCAGTGTCTGGTTTTTTATAATTCCTAACCATTTTAGTTATTAATGGATTTCTAACGATATCATTTTCATCAAATTCAAAGAACCCAATTTCATCGATATTTCTATGTCTATTCATGGCATCATATAACCCCGTTTTAGTGGCATCATCATATCTATCAGATTGGTCCATATCTCCAGAAACAATATATTTTGAACCGTACCCGATTCTAGTTAAAAGACTTTTCATTTGAGATGGTGACATATTTTGAGCTTCCTCACCGATTAAGATTGAATTATCTAAGGTTTTACCTCTAATAAAACCCAAAGGTTCAACCATTAATTCTTTAGAATCTTCTAATTTCCTTCTAGCATCTTCACCTATAATTTTATCAACAATGTCGATTGATGCAGCTAAATATGGCTCTAGTTTTTCTTTTAGATTTCCAGGTAAGAATCCTAAGTTCTCTTCAGCTTCAACGGCTGGTTTAACTATTAAAATTTTATTGAATGAATTATCTGGGTCTTGAAGTAGTTCTAAAGCTACTGCGATAGCTACGAAAGAATTATGTGTAACTATGAAGTTATCTGTAATATATAAAGAATCTTTACTATCAATTGAGATACATTTAGCTTCTGATTGACCTATAGGTTCTATGTCAGTGATATAACGTTTTGGTATATATTTAGTTTTAGGTTTAACTAATTGTGCTTTTCTTTTTAATTTAAATGGATTAACCTCTGGTGGTAGTGATATAGTTAAGGTGTATGCTTTTTTACATAAAATTTTTTCACCATTATTATCAATATATGAACCTATTTTATCGTTTAACTTAAAAACACCCCCTAAACTATTAACGATAAAACAAACTCCATCAATTAAATCTTTAGATGTGTTAGTGAAAAATGTGGAAGTACCATTCTTATTTACATAACCATCGGTATCCATTAACCCTCTTAATACTTCTAATCTAACTTTTTTAGTATTAAAAAGGTATTTATCTGGTATTTTTTTATTTATTGTTGCAATATTTTTTAAGTTTAATTCATTTAAATTATTTAAAATTTCATTATTATTATTTTCACCAATAATTGAGTATTGATACTTACCACTTTTTTTATTTATTGTGTGATAATCATTTAATCTTTCGGAAATAAGTTCTACGATTTCAGTATCTTGAGTTGTAAATGTAATTCTATTTTGCGTTAAACCACCATCACCTAATAAACATCCTAGAACATAGGGGTCAATAAATAATTCCTTTTCTTCAAATTCAATTGATTTAACTAATGGGATTGTGTGATTTTTATCACCTCTACTGGTATTTAAGGTTTCCATTATTTCACTCAAAGGTTTTACATGACCCTTTCTGGGTGAGTAAAATCTTTTACCACCTTTTTTTACTCTATAATTTCTATCGTAATATGTGTCAGTTAACCATAAATGCTCATCACAACAATCTGTATAAGAACTATCATTAAAATATACCCTATAAATTTCTTTAATACCTTGAGGGTGAATTTGAATAACTTTTGTTGGTTTACCTTCAGGGGTTAAAACTTCATCACCAACTCGTATCTCACCCATAGTAGTCCAACCGTTAGGTGTAAGTATTTTAGAATACAATGGTTGTGCTTTCCCTACGCCAGCAGGCCCAGAACAAAGAACAATTTCTTTCTCTTTAATTAAATTTACAAAATCTTTTTGTTTAGTGTTTTTGCACTTTAATCTTACCTTGAGTGGTAAGATTTTATTTACAGACCTTTCCTTTGTGGTTGGTTGTGTTGGTGTACTTGTTGTACTTCTTTTACCTTTTGCCATAAAAAAATGTGAGCTTTTTAATAACTCACATTTAATATAATCACAAAAAATAAAAATTAAATAATAAAAGCTATATTTTAGCTTCTTTATTTTCGTAGCGTTTTTCTAATTCAGCTAACTTGTACTTTTCGAATATGTTATCTCCATTTACTGTAACTTCAGCAATGAATTTAATTACATAGTGTCCGTTAAATTCAACGATTTTATCGAATTTTTTTACCTCATATTCATATTCTAAACCATCAATTGCACCTATGGTTTTATCAGTAATGAAACCAATCTTAGTAATATCAAGTATATTTGAAGCTCTAGGGTTTTTTATAGCTTTTTTAATTTCACCTATTAAAAATTTGGTTTTCTTATCATATTCATCTTGGTAAGAAGATACGTAAAATTCCAATAATTTTTCAGTTTCGTTGATATTTCTAACTAACAATTTTTTGGCATAATATTCAATTTCAAATTTCGGTCTAATATCCCTGTCCACATATAGAGCCTTTTTTGATTGCATTGTGGACACCATATCATCAAAAGAAATCTCAGCCAACGTATTACCACTCCAAACATCCGCACCAACTAAATCAAACATTATTTTACCATCAATAGGTGTATTATCACCTTTTGGGTTAAGTTTTAATTTATCGTTGCTGAAGGCTTCATAAGCTGATTTGGTGATGTCTTCATTCATGACAACTAGCTCAACTGGATACGGGTCGAAGTTATCACGGGTTACTTTATCTAATTTATATTTCTCAATATTATAGGTTTCAACTATTGGTAATCCATCAGCATCATAACCAACTATTTTAGCTGTTTTATTTTTAGATTCACTTAAAACTTTATACAACCGCCATCTCAACTCTTTAACTTGTTGATTCGTTATCTGATTTTTTAACCCATGTAATAATGTACCTTGGTCCTTTTCTATTATTAATCCAACACCTGACAAGTCGGAAGTTTTTGATTGAGATAATATCTTTTTATCAAAAACTGATAAACCAATCAAAAGCCCCATAATTTTATTTTTTATCCACGTCATATTTGTATTGCCATTTAAATCCACCCGTTTTATTTCTTTTACCTAAACAAACCGCACTTATTTTACCTCTAATTATATTTAATTCTTTTTCAGCTTCCCCAGCGTGTGACCATAATTTAATTATTTCACCATCTAACCCAATTTGGTAGACGTGTTTTCTTTTATTAGAAACTTCACCCTTTTTACTTTCACTTATTTTAGCCCTAACTACTTCACTAACTATTCTACCTGTTAATTTTTTTGATAGTTTTATTTTAGTTTCTTCTGATGTAACTCTCCCCATATTAGCTTTACTAATTTTTAATTTAGTTTCTTTGGACAATTTACTACCAGTTCTTAATTTTTTCATTCTAATAGAAATCTCTTTTGAATATCTTTTAGCTAAATTCGACATTTTTTTCTTGGTTTCATCACTATGCTTATGCCCTATATTACCATGACCACCCTCATTACAATTTAAACCAAACTTAAAACAATCATAATGTTTAATCCAATACTTTTCACGATTATTTAAATATTCTTTATTTACCCCACATAAACATTCTTCGATTATTTCATAAGTATCAACAGGGTTCCATTTATGTTTTTCGCAACTAGCCCATAATTTTATTTGCGATTTAAAACCCCCCTTTTTATAATTATATTTTCTTTTTTTATTATTTATTGTTTGACCTATATAAATTTTACCGTTTGGGCTAGTTAATTTATAAATATAACCCTTTACATTTCTTAAATCTTTTTTCATAAACACTATTTATTAATAAATATATAATTTTTAATAAAAGTGAAAATTATTCTTTAACAGGCATCGTTATCTCACCTCGTAATAGAGCATCAGCTAACATGCCTTGTTGATATGTTTGTTCCATGGAACCAATATCACCCAAAGCGTCAGACTTTTGAGTTAGCATGCTCTTTTCAACCCTAGATAATGATAGGGATAGTAATGCGAATTTTCGTTTTAAGTAGTTAAGTATTTATGTTCTTATATCTGGGTAATTATTATTAAACCAATCAATACTTTCTTTCAACCCATCACGTAATGAAGTGAATTCAAAATCTGGTAAGTATTTTTTAATTTTACTATTATCACTTGGTTTTCTATATTGTCCATCAGGTTTACTTGTATCCCAAATAACTTCACCATCAAATTCCATCAATTCAACTATCATATTAACAACTTCTCTTATTGAATGTTCAGTAGATGTGGTTAAAATAATGGGTTCATCTTCATCATAGTTATATAAAACCCATTCAGCTAATTTTGCAACGTCTTTAACATATATAAATTCTCTTAAAGGTATTCCACTACCCCAAATAGTAAACGGAGTGTTGTCACGCTTAGCTATATAACATTTATGTATCAATGAAGGTATAACATGGCCATCTTCGATGTTAAAATCATCATTTGGGCCATAAATATTAGTCGGCACTACACACTTATAATTTAACCCATGTTGCTCCCTATAAGCTCTTATTTGGACTTCAGCCATACGTTTAGCATAACCATAACCATAATTAGATTCATGTGGAGGACCTAAATGTATTTTATCTTCAGTTAGGGGGTATTCAATTTTAGCTGGGAATATACATGTAGATAAAAAACAAACTAAATTTTTTACACCATGTTTTCTAGCCGCCTCAATAACGTTGGTGTTAATCATTAAATTTTCATAAAAATAATCGCCCATATGTTTCATATTACCACCTAACCCACCAACTTTACCAGCACAGTGTATTACATTATTTACTGGGTTAGTTTTAAAATATTCATCAACTGAATTTTTATCCATTAAGTCACATTCTGCTCTAGTTAACTTAATAGAATTGTTGGTAAATTGCGACCCAACTAATCCGTTTGCCCCAGTGATTAATTTACTATTTAAAAAAGTAGATAATTTTTGGTGATGTTGGTCAATAACGTGTTCCATATTATCTGGGTATCTTCGCATTTGAATTAATTCAGCCTTTACGCTTTGGTGCGTTTCATCATTATTATTTCCAGTTACATCAAATCTATCATGAGATATGACAATTAATGGTTCTTTTATTGTTAAACCTAAGCGTTTCCCCAATATATCTATCCATGAGTCACAAGCAGCAACTTGTGACCATGAGCCAGTCACTTCAAACCATTTTTTTGGGATTATTGGAAATAACACACCTTGTTTTTCCCAAAATTCAATCATTGTGTCAACTTTTGGTGAAATAACACAAAATTTATTTTTATATTTTAATATTTCTAAATCCCAATGCACACTATTCATAATAGCATCATCATTCCATAATAATAAAAATTCTCCTGATGATTTAGTACTTAAATCATTATAATAATTATGTAACCCACGATAAAATTGCCTTTCATAAAAAAAGAGTTTAACATTTGGTTTATCCATTGCATACTCTTTTATTTCATTTATAGAGTGAATATCATCATTATCTAAAGCAACTAAAACCTCAAAATTATTAACATCACTACAACTTTCAAAAAGAGAATTAATTGATTTTTTAAATAGTTTACCTCTATTTCTTGTTGGTATTAAAACACTTACTTTATTCATTTTTATAATTTATTAATTTAAATTTAGGGCATGGTACTATAAAAGTCCCGCCATTTTTTAAATATTCATCTTCCCTAATGGTAAATTCATTAATAAAATGCCATGGTAATACTAATAAATAATCAGGTTTAGTTTCTCTCATTTCTTTTTCAGAAAAAATAGGAATATTTGTGCCAACGGTTTTCAACCCCCATTTTTGATGGTTTTTTTCAGCAATACCATCAATTAAAGAGTTATCTAGCTCAAAATATTGTAACAGGGTGTTTCCCTTGGTTGATGCACCATAACCCCAAATAGACTTACCATTACTTTTTTCTGTTTTGATAAAACTAACCAGTTTATTTTTTAAACTTTCAATTTCATTAAAAAAATTAACCCACGTTTCTTTTTTATCTAAATTTAATGTTTTTTCATAATTTAATAATGAATTTACTCTAAATTTAGCAACATCTCTATATGGTTGTGTACCAAATTTACTTTTATCGGCTTCATTTTTCATTGCATAGACTCTAAATGACCCACCATTAACATCATTTAATTGAGCATCCATAATATCCAACCCACATTCTTTAAATAATTTTTCAATATTGAATAATGAATAATAAAATATATGCTCATGGCATATATTATCAAACGCTAATTGTTTCAACATTAAAGGTGTATAGGATAATTGTATAACCCAAATACCATCATCATCTAAAATTTCTTTTAAATCATTAATAAAATTTTTAGGAGTTTCCAAATCATAAAACATTGCTATTGTTGTAACAACTTTAGCTTTAAGATTTCCAAATCTACTTTTTTTAAAACCTTCAGCTGAAAAATAATCTTGTATTATTAAATCTGAATGTTCTTCAGCTTCAATTTTAAAGGAATCATCGCATGGGTCAATACCCACTCTTATTAAATTTTTTGGTACAAAACTTAATAATGTACCATCATTAGACGCAATATCTAACCAAATATCATTATCAGATAATTTTGTTATTTTTAAAATAGAATTAACTATACTATTTAATTCATTTTTCATTGTATTATTAATCCCAGAACGATACCAATATTTACCATACATTTCATTAATTTTTGGTGGGTTGGCAATCTTTACAGCTGAACTTTCCTCATCAAACACCAAAGCTAATTCGTGTTTACCCCCTCTAGGTGTTTCACCTTCATTAATGAAGTCTGAAATATATAAGTCGCCTAATGTTAACATTTTTTCCATATTTTATTTATAATAATTCATCCAATATTCTATCATTTCATCAATCATAGTTTCAAAGGTATATTTAGGATTCCATCCTAAGTTATTTTTAATTTTAGAAGAATCACCTTTTAAATCTCTTAATTCTTCTGGCCTTAAGAATTTAATGTCTTGTTTCACATAATCTTTGTAATCCAAACCTAATTTGTTAAATGTATATTCACATAGGTCTCTAACTGAATGTGATATACCTGTTGAACAGACATAATCTTCTGGTGTTTCTGATTGTAACATTAACCACATAGCTTCAACATAATCTTTTGCATGACCCCAATCTCTGGTAGCTTCTAAATTACCTAAATTTAATTCACTTTGTAATCCACCTTTTATCCTTACGGCAGCTTTAACAACTTTGTTAGTTACAAAATTAGTCCCCCTTCTAGGTGATTCATGATTGAATAAAATTCCATTCCATATTTTCATACCATAAGAATTTCTATAATTCCTACAGATATTGTAACCATACACCTTAGCGCACCCATAAGGGCTTACTGGTGACATTGGTGTTGTTTCTCTCTGATAACCATCTTCATCTATATTATTACCAAACATTTCAGAAGAACTTGCTTGGTATATTTTAGAATCTGGTGATACCATTCTAACAGCTTCCAATAAATTTAAAATTCCTAAACCTACAACACTTGTGGTATAGATTGGTTGGTCAAAACTAACTCTAACATGTGATTGAGCGGCCAAGTTATATATTTCATCTGGTTTACATAAAAGCAACACTCTAACCAAAGATGCCATATCGGTCATGTCAGCATATTCCAATTTAATTAATTTATTTACCCTTAATTTTTCAATTCTAGTTGATTGGGTTTCAGCCACAGAATTTCTTTTAACAATTCCCCAAACTTCATAACCCTTCTCTATTAAAAACTCAGCTAAATATGAACCATCTTGCCCATTTATGCCCGTGATTAATACGATTTTTTTACGTTCATTCAAGATAGGTTGTATATCATCTTCAGTATAATAATCATGTTCACTAATTATATCTTTTTTCATTATATCAATTTTTTATTTTATAATTTGGGTTGAAAATATAACATTCTAACCTCTCTATCATCCAAGGGCCTGTAATATCATTTGTTAATAAATCAATGATTTTTTTGTAAAACTCACGAGGTCTTAGTTTAATTTGCTCTTTTGTTATAGCAAAATGTCCACCTGGCATAAATTCATACCTATTCGGTGGTCTACCTTCAAATAAAATTTCCCAATATGAATCAACATTAATATTTGGATTATTATCATGCGGGTATCCGTTACTATGACATATTAAGACGCTTCCATTACCAAATTGTATGGATTGATGTAACGGCCAAGCACTACCAAAAGTGTTATTATGAAATCCATAATAACCACCAAAATTTAATGACACTGTATTTTTAATATCATTAACGTCACCATTTAATACATTTAATAGATTACCCCAATGGTCAAATGGGAAATCCTGAACAAAAAAAGTATAATCACTTAATTTATCGTAATTAGTGTAGATATGGTAAAAAAATGAATGGACGCATCGCCCCATATTAGGTTCAATTAATGTTTCCACTCTATTAGAAGTTTTATCACCTTTTCGATAGATACTAACTAATATATTATCATTAACTTCATCAACCCAACCTAAATCTTTATCATATGCTGCAATTACTAATTCTTTCATTTAAACAAATGTTTATATTTTTCTTTATTATTTAAAATATATTCGGGTAAACTATTCTCATCAATCACTGACCCCGCTTCTCTACCCTTCATATAACCAATAGTATATATTGGGTGTTTAAAGCTATTAATTTTATTAATTATACCACCTAATGCATTAAAATGCCAACCACCATCTTCAATATAAATTGATTCAGTTTTTCTGATTGTTCTTAAATGATTTAAACAACTTTCTTTTACGTTTTTATAAGTGGTAACTATCGGCCCAGTAAATGGGTTTGAAGCTACAGTCCACTTTTCTGATGTTTTCACATTTAGATAATTAATATAACAGTTAGTAATCATCGGTTTATACACCTTATATTTAGTATTATATTTTTCAGCTAAATGTGGGTTATTAGGGATATCTTCAACGTTTATAGTTAAATTATAATTCCATATTTCATCTACATCTGAAATATAACAAATATCTTCGTCATGTAAAGATGTTAGAGCATTTTTAATTAATTCTTTTTGGTAGAATTCTTTTAACCAACATAAAATATCACGACTAACATTATCACTATTACATGCTAAATTAAATGCATGTTGGTCACAATCTTTATCATTAAAATCTTTTGGTGTGTCAGTAATGACATAATGAATTATTTTATGAGCAAACTCCTTAAACCTTTCTTTATTAAGTTCGTAATAAAGTGGTTTCGGAACACCACTAAAAGTTTCAGTAGCTTCTACGATAACGAAATAATCGACATAATCATTTAAAATATTTAATCTTATTTCAAGCATATCTAATTCATCGTTAAAAGTGAAGATATCGTATTTTAAGGCCATAAGTGTTTATTTTTTATTTTATATTCTTCAAATTCACTTATACACTCGTCATAAGTAAATAATTTATTTTCTCTATCAATATAGTTATGGTTTCTAAAAATATTATACCCACAACTCCAATATCCATCTGAGATGTTGTGACGACCCCAATATTTAGGTGCTAAAAGATATTTTATAGTATCACTAGTTAATGTAGCAAAATATGGGAAACTAGAATTAGAAACTATCAAATAATGCGCATTTTTAACAATTGAATAGTCTGTACCAATATCAAAATGACGTACTTTAAAGTTAGGGAAAAATTGAGATGCTCTCACGACATCATCCGTAATTACTATAAACTCAAAATTTGGGTTTATCTTTAACATCCTATTAACAGCGTCATTCCAATAATTTTTATTTAAATAAAATTGTGGATGGTTGGCCCACTCACCACCTCTAAAATTAATTACACAAATATTTTCATTAGAATAATCAAAACAATCTTTTTCAGGTTTAACTCTTAACCATTCTTTTATTTCTTCTTTTCTATGGATTATTCTATTTTCTGATTGAAAATATCCATCTAATTTAGTATTATCTGTTATTTCTTCTAATAATGGGTCATCAATTCTAATTTCACTCCCATTAGGGTGTGTGATAGCTCTTTCTCTAAAATAATTTGTTATACCATTTGGTAATGTTGTTGGTGGCGCACCTTCAGCTGGGCTACTACCACCAATTACTTCCAGACCAAAATCTAAATCCATAAAATCTAAACATTTAAATTTATGTGGATTCATTATTCCAAAATCATAACCTTTGTCTAATGCAACTACTCTAGTTGTTACATAACAAGCTAATTGATTACCCAAACCTTGGCCATTATATATTTCTGTTACTATCATATCTAGCGTTTACTATTTGATGTTCTTTATTTTTAACTTCCATAGGTGTTGTACTAGATAATCCTGTCCCATGAGTTCTATTAACGTAGGTTGGTTTATCTATAATGTATGGTCCCCCATGTTTATCAAACATTTTTTTATAATGGTCAACATCAACCAACCAATTTAAAGTTTCATCAAAAGGTATTATATCTTCGTTTCTTAATGTCATTCCAGATGGGCATCCCATAGTATTATTACCTGTCCATATTAAATCATTCCATCTTGGTACAAAATACCTATAAAAATCAGTACCAGTATTGCTATGATAAAATGTTGTCATAGCCCATTTAATATCAGGTTGTGATTCTAACTCATCGGCTTGTATTTGTAATGAATTTTCATCATATAAAAAATCATCTTGAAATAATATTTTTATCCATTTACCCGTACAACTACGCATAGCTACATTAAGGTTGGGTGAGATAAACCCACGACCTTGTTCATTCGAAACATAAACAATATTTAAATCGTATTTACTATACATTGATAGTACGTCAACTATGGTATTATCAGTGCTATGGTCAGAAATAACCACTTCGAAATTTTTAAATGTTTGCTTTTTTAATATATCTAAATTAAAGATAAGAAATTCAGCACCTTTCCCAGCATATCCAAAGGCTGGTATTGCTATTGAGAAAAATGGTTTCATAATAAATCTTTTTTAAGCTTATCTACGTTCATTGTTGTGTTTGTTGGTACATTATTGGGTGCCCAAGCCGTACCGACATCTTTAGTCTCTTTAGCCAACTCAAACATAGTTTTAGTTTCAGTCCCAACATTATAAACACCATTTAAATCCTTATTAACCATTTTAATTATAAGGTCAGCTATGACATCAACATAATCAAAATTACCTGTTTGGTTTGTCCATGCGTTATCATATGGGAACGGCCTTGGTTTATGTGTACACCTACAAATCAAATAATCGTTTGACTCTAATTGTACTAAACCATCGGCTAATAATTTTGTATAGCCATACCAAGTATTACAATGAACAGGTACGTTATTTTCAGACGCATTTTCTACTGAGTCAGCATATAAATAATCAGTTGATATATGAACCAACTTAATTCTAAAAGCATTACAATATTTTATTAATCTATTAACAAAAACGTAATTAGTATTCCAATGAGATTCTCTATCTTCAGAATACGTGTCAGTATTTGCTATGCAATTAATAATAACATTTGGTTCGTAATCTAATTTAAATAATTCTCTTATATTATTAATATCAAACCCATCTTTTTTTCTGGAAAAATATTCCCACCCAGTTTGTTTAACAATTTCTGAACCTAATAATCCATCCCCTAAAATTAATACTTTTAATTCACCCATTTTTCTTTAAAAATTTTATCTATATAATCAAAGACTTCACTAGTATAATGCGGTGCTGCACCTAAAAAGAATACTTTATCCAATACAGTGTTGGCTTTTGGGTAAGAGTTTAAGTTACCTAAATGTTTATAACCATCATGCATAAGAATATTACCAGCAAAATAATTTCTTGTTTGGATTTTATTCTCTTCTAAAAACGCAACCAATTTATCTTTCAATGTTTTTGTTTCACAAATGAAAGGAGTTCCAAACCAACAAGCGTCAGCTTTAGATAACATCTTAACTCCACTTAAACCTTCAACATAATTTAATAATATATTTTCAATATTATATTTACTAGCCTTTCTGTTAGAGTCAATTTCATCAAATTTTCTAAGTTGAACCAATCCAATTGAACCTTGAAGGTCCATAGGTTTAAGGTTATAACCCATATTTGCGAATACATATTTATGGTCAATAATACCATCATAAGAATCTAACCATTGGTCAAATCTATTTCCACATGTACCACAAGGTAATAAGTTGGCCGAACCAACGCAATAGCAATTGTGTGAAACGATACCATTCGCATGATAACTTTCGTCTTTTTCAACTTCGAAATTAAAAACTTCTAAATCTTTAACATCATTTACTTCAATTGATGTGATTTCATGAATCGCATATTTTTTATCCTCAGTGAAATATTCACTAACGTAGTGATTTTTCTTTTTACTCCAACCTTCATTTATTAAATCACTAAATATTTCAGCATTTTTACCATAAGAAACTAAATTATATAAATCACGTTTCGCTTCTATTAATTTACCATTAACAATACTAGGGGTATGTTTATCTGGGGTTCTAACTAATAAATTTGGTGAAATATTAAATCTACTTAAAATTAATCTAAATTGGTTTGCTAAATTTATATTAGTGGTTGCTAATGACACAGATTGGAAATCATTTGAACCGTCACCTCTCCAATAACCTTTAACCAATTCTATTAATAAATTTTTATCATAATGTATAAATTCATATGGTAACATTTTATTATATGATGAAGTTTTTAACGTTTTATTAAAAAATTCGTAACCTTTTCTAGTCTTAAAAGTTATTGACACTCCATTTCCTTTAGGTTTTCTAGTAATCATAGACACCCCGAAATATTTTTTCATTAAATATTTTACATCATCAATATAATTAATCTCTTTCACGTTAAAAGAGAAATCAACCCTATAATATAAATATTTATTTTTAACATTTTGTTTATTTTTACCATTAGACCCCTTATTCCCTTTACCTAAAGAACCTTCCGCTAACCAATAACCAATTAACCTAAATAAATCACCTTCAATGTTTAACTTAAAATTTTTAGTTTTAAGCAATGTTTTGTATGAATATTCCAAATTTTTAGGGGTAGCTTTATTGTCTGGTACTTTTTGAACTAGGAAATCACCTTTAATTATATCTTTAGGTTGTGTCCACTCAATTTTATTACCCCTCATTACGTATAATGGGTGATTTTCAGTGACTTTTATATCTTCATTTCTCATTGATTTAATTGTGAAAAGATTTCCATTATAATTTTTTTTAATTAAATCATAAACTTTCTCATAATTACCATTATGCGTATAAACTTTATCACCAATAACTATATTCTCAATATTTTTAACACCGTTAGTTGTATATATTGACGTTCCAGCTGGGTGACAATCCCTTCCCCACCAAGTAAAACTAGTGAATAACTTGCTTAATTGATGTATGTTGGTACAAACCATTCCACCTTCACCCGTTGAAATATGGTGAGCTGGATAAAATGATGATGACCAAGCAACATAATAATCACTGATATCATTACCATCCCATTTACTACCGATACTATCACAACTATCACCAATTAATTGCAAGCTATATTTATTACATAATCTAGTTAAGTAATCCATATCGGGTGGGTTACCTAAAACTGGTGAAACAAATATAGCTTTTGTTCTATGAGTTATTTTATTTTCTATTTTGGTAATATCAAAATTCAACGTATCAAACTCAATGTCAACGAATACTGGTTTTAAACCATTCTGTACAACTGTTGATATGGTAGTAGGGAAGCCTACAGGGGACACAATAACTTCATCACCATCTTCCCATCCAAAATACTTTTTAAGACCCGCAATCAGCACTAAATTAGCTGAACTACCAGAATTTACCATTTGGGCATACTTCGCACCAAATTTTTTGGCAAACATACGTTCAAATTTTCTAACATTTTCTCCAGCAACTACCCATTTACCTGTAACTAAAGTATTGACCGCTTCTATTATTTCAGTTTCATCCCAATAAGGGCCTGAATATAAAACTTGGGATTCCCCAGCCACAAAGTTTTTATTATAAAGATACTTAGGGTTATTTTCCTTAACGTATTCTTTTAAATCATTTAATATTTTTTCTAATTTATTATCCATATTTTATATTTTAATCCAATTTTCTGGTATTATATCTTGAGTGTCTTTTGGACCTCTTGGGCCAAACCATTGTTTAGGTGCAATCACCTTAGATTCAGCTAATTCATTTTTTCTCAAATAAGCACCCCACCAACTAAAACTACTGTTGGCTATTATTTGACTTCCACAATATGATATCAATAGTAAATCTTCTATCTCTTCAGTAAGAGTTGAATATGTGATGTTATCACCTTTAAAAGTTTCTTTACACCAATCGATATCATCTGAAACAAATATAAAATATTTATTTTCAAATATATCCATAGCCTCTTTATAATAATTGGTAGTGGTTAAGTTTGTGTGAAAATCACTATTCTTTAAGTAATCACCCCTACGCACATGTACCGCCACTAAATCACTATAATTTAGTTTTTTATCTACAATAAAATTATATAAAAATGTTACAGCTGTATGTTTAAATCTAATAAATTTTGGATTATAAGGGTTAAATAATTTAATTAAACCATCTTTATAATTTTTAAAATATTTATCACTTTGGAAATACCCATCTAAAACAATATTGTCGTTTTTAGGGATTTCATTAAATGAAAAAGAAGGCTCCCTATACTCCATATTAAACCGAGTATTATCTAACCTATTTATATCTTTAAAAAAACTATCTTTATATTTACTTGATGCATTCCCTTGATTTGGCGTATAGCAAGCGTCAAAATTAAATCCATACTCAAATCCATGCCGTTTAGCATAAGCATATACGGTTGCTATTTGAAACATTTGGTTACCTATTCCCCCACACAATTTTGTTGTTACCATTTACTTAATCTATGATATTTTGGTAATTGTCTTATTTTTGTTGCATGTTCAGTCACCATTTTCATATCTAATTTATGCTCATTAATCGGATTTGTTTCATTATAAACATAATTAATATCAGTCATAAAATGATAATGTTCGGGGCCAGCCATTTCTAACATTGGAAACATGAAACATACATCACCACTCCATTGCCAGTAATCACCGTTTTCATCTCTTAAATCTTGTTCTCTAATTGCTCTCCATAACCCAGCTCTCCATGTTCTAATGTGTGAAGCTGTAAATCGGCCAGTTCTAAGATTGTCAAAATCTTTTTGTCTTTCAGCAAAACCACGAGCACCGCTAGAATACATAAAACTTCCATTGGCAATCCAAATATCTTGGTTTTTATAAACTTCATTTATTCTCTCAAAAACCTTTGTATCTGGTAACCAATCATCACCATCGACTTCAATGCAAACATCGTTATCATCAATATTAAGGTTATGTCTTATTGACGTATCAAAGTTACCCGTTTGATATAGTTTCTTTTCATAGTCATCAAATAAAATAAATCTATCATCATCTTTGATAAAATCTTTGATTAATTGAACTGAATTATCAGTTGACATATCATGTGTGATATAACAAGTAAAATCTTTATAAGTTTGACTTTGGATTGTTGCCAAAGACCTTTCTATATAATCTTCCGCATTATAAAATCCACATAATACTATCATTGTAAATATTTTTTTAAAACTCTTTTAATATAACCTTTTCGCATACTTTCTAGTTTATCCATACACTCATTAACAATATCACTATTTTCAAAACTCCAATCATCGTATTTCTCATTTTTAACTAAATTAATGATGGGTTTAATTTTTAAAACACTACCAATTATTTTACAAATTTCCAAAACTTTAATCTTCTCAAAACCAGAAATATAAATCGTTTTATTGGTTACTTTATTTTTAGTATAATAAACAATTGATGTAACATCATCCACATCAATAATCGACCTACTAATATTTTTATAGATTGAGATTTGTTCACCTTCGATTATAGAAGTTTTTAAAAAATTAACTAGGTTATCTTGGTTACCTTTTTCACCTATTACTTGGGGCAATTTAACTATCAAATAACTATTTGAATTACTTTTGATTAAATCTTCCATTTCTTGTTTATGGTTGTAATAAGGGTTATTGGTTATACCCGCTAATATAGTGGTAAAGTAAATAAACTTTAAATCGTTATTTTTAGTTAATGTTTTTAGAATTAAATCAGCTTCACGTTTAAATTCTAAATCGGATATTTCTTTTGAGGAAGACACACCCGATGCAAAAACAACGCAATCATCGAACAAGTCGATGGATTCTCTAAAACTTGAGGCTATTAGCCCGTTACCTATAATCATTAATCTATTATTTTTATTCTTCTATTTAGATAATATCTATAATCATCTATATTTTGTTCATCACTAAAAAGATAATAAGTCCCACAATCATATTTTAAGTTGAAATCACTCAACCTTTTACCTTTTGGTGTACACTTTTTTAGGTGGTTTTTTAACCCAACATATTTGTAATGCAATAATTTTAAATCTTCACCATCGTAAGTTTTAACTTCACCAATTGGTCTAGCAACGTGTGCACCTAAACTATAATTGATTTCTTGTATCTTATTACAATCAAACATCATTGGTTTATTCATTACATCAACAGGAAAACCAGATTTAACCAATTCAAATATATCATCTTCAGGTTTTAATTCTAATTCCTCATCAGCAATCATATGAACACCATGTGGTTTGAAAAATGTGTACCCTTCTTCGAAAGATTTAATTAAAAACTCTTCCATATTTTCATGATATAAAAACTCGTCAATATCACCAATTATTACATAATCAGCCTCACCAACACTTTGTTTCCAAACCGTATTTTTTATTTGAGCATGTTTTAAATCATCAAATTTTTCATTTGAATTATATGGAATCACTTCCGTATTTTCAAATGAGTTTATAATTTCAACACTACTATCGGTTGACATATTATCTATGATGGTAATCTTCTCACAAAACTTTGAATAATATTTCAAAACATGTGGTAAGATATATTCTTCATTATAACATAAAAAATACGCATGCATTATTGGTTTTTTCATAATTCTAATAATTTAACCCATTTTTGTATTATTTCTTCATTGGTTAAGCTCTCACCATCATGTACCGTTGCATCGTTGCCAAAAAATTTAGTTCCAGTGGTTTCGCACTCATCTTTAACCAAAGACGCCACTTCACTTTTTGATGACATAAATACAGCACCTACCATATCGTACATCCCTTGTTTATCACCAATAAAACCATATTCAATTACATCCTCACTTACCAATGGTTTTACGTAGTTATTATAATATGGACTATCATTTACAGTACCAAATAAAATTACTTTTTCATAACCCTCACTTAAAGCTCTTTGTATTGAAGTGTGGGTTTGTTTATTCTCATCAATTGAACCTATTATCCCAGCAACCTTTTCAACTTCAGGTGATTTTTCTTTTTTCGCTAAAACTTCTTTTAGGTTAGGGATAATTTCATATTTACCATAATATCCACTATGATACATTTGTTGTTTCTTATTTAAAAATACGGCAGTATCCCAATATTTTTTCACTTTAGCAACTTCAAATATATTCTTTTCATGACAACATAAAATTGTTTTTTTTACATCTAATTTATTAGGTAATTGTAAAAAATGTGCAATAACAACATCATCTTTAGATGGTCTGAATTTATTTAGTTTATCAGCTTTACACTTATCTAAATGCCAATCGTGTGGCCCATAGAATGTTGTTTCATAACCAGCTTCATTTAAAGCGTTTGTTAATCTAACAAATGCAAATGTAGAACCACCTTTTTCACTCCAACCTGATATTATTTTTATCACGCTAATATTTTTTTATATTTTCCCACGTAATCTTCTAATTTAATTTCAGGGTCTATCTTAGTATAGGTTATTTCTGGAAAAAATTTAGGTAAAACTGCTTCAATTGGTTCAGATGGCCCCACAGTATGAACAATATCATAATTTAAAGGTTTAAATTTATATAATTTACCTTCTTCTGATTTTACATTTCCGTTAGGTGTCTTCATTTCGAATTTACCATCACCTTTAATAAAACCTCTAGGAGTGTCTAAAGGGAAAAAATCAATTTTATCCGCTTTATATAATTTAAATGCTTCTGCATCAAATTGTGAGGTTACAGTAACAAAATGACCATCATCTTGTAATAGTTTGGCTAAATCAAATGCAAGCTCCATTGTTATTGAAGCTAATAAGATTCTGAATTTATGGTCATCTTTAAACTCTCTACTAATCTTTATTGGTAAATCCTCTTTATATTTCTCAGCAAAAAGACCTCTATTAACTTCCCATTGGTCATTGGTTTCACCAATTGACATATGGTTGATTGAAATATTTGTGTGAACTCCAATCTTAACCCCATCTAAATAATTCCTAAAACAAAAATCAATATCATAAAAATGAAAACCTTCAACAGATTCATCAAAATTATGTTTAAGCCTAGATTTCATTACTGAAAAAAATACACCATCAACAACAACCGCTTCTTCAATATGATTATTTTGGTCTTCGCTATAACTTGATAATGTTTTTTTACCCTGATGAGTGTGCCAAACACGCCCATACATAGTTTTCCTATCTTCCCACCATCTACCAGTATCAGCTAAGTATTTTGTACCAGCAACACCTAAAATACCATAATCAGAATTATCATAATGCTTTAATAATTTTTTAGCAAATTGCTTGGTTTGAATTTCTATATCGTGGTGTAAGAAAACCACAACATCAAATTTAGAATCGTTTAAACCTTTATTATATATTTCAGTTAATGAAAATTCACCTTCATTTTTATAAGCTAAAAATTCTACTTTAGGGTGCCCCGCCATTTTTTTTATACCCTTACCATAATCCGTCAAATCATGCGGTGAAGAACAAACAATACTTATCATAATTTATATTTATTTATTAATCGTTATCTTTCACAAAAATTCCATCAACCATTTTACCAGTTCTTTTTGAAATTACATTATAAGCTGACTCTAAACAATCTTCTATTGTTAAACCTTGTATTTCAGTTTGAATTATTAGTGTTACTAATATATCACCTATTGCATCTTTAATCTCATGTTCAGTGTTTTTTAAATTACCTTTAGGACAAGTAAATTCAAGATTACCCCTTTCTTGAGCATTTAATGCCATGGTTAATTCACCAACTTCTTCTAGAGTTTTTGTGTGTTGGCTAATTGGTGTGGCTTTATCAAAAATAGTTTTATCTTTAGCCCAATCAATCACTTTTATATTTAATTCTTTAAAATTCATTTTTTTGTTTTAGTATATTAAGAGGTAATAACTTCTCTGTTTTTTTTTTATTATTTGACCACACTATTAATTCATCTAAAGTCACTCTACCATTATAATACGCCCATAATGTTGCGTTACCAAATTGTTTATGTAACCATCTATGGTCAGATGGTGTTATTAATACTAAATTATTTGGGTCGTTATTATTAATATTACAATCTCTATGGTGGGTAATATACCCTTCTGGTAATTTATTAATATTTAACGTTTCAAATACAATTTTATGGTGTAACTTTATTCTACCAAATTTAGGTAAATAATCTAATTTATAACCACCGTCAGTTGTTACGTTTTCCCTAAAATTTGGGTTATTCTCACCTAAATATTCTTTTTTTCTAAAATTAGCAACACATTTAGTTGAACAGAAATAACCTTGACTTCTTTTATATCTTTTCTTAGAAGACTCTTTTAAATGAAACCCTACACCACATTGAGTACAGGTCGTATTAGGTTTACTTTTCCTAAAATTTGCTGAACACTCAATACTACAAGTATGAGCGTTTTTAATTTGCTTCCCATATCTTTTAAATAGTTTACCACATATTTTACATTCTATTTCCATAATTTTTTACCTTTAATATGAATATAAATATAACGAAAATGGTTTTATTGAAAATATGGGTTAAATCTATTACACCGACTTACTTAGCTAAAAATTTTTCTTCTATTATGGCTAATTTAATGGCGATTTTTAAAACGTCACCTAACGTAGAATTGTACCATTCTGATTGTACATCATCAACTTTATCATAATTAACGATAGCCGCAAATTCTTCATCAGTTAATTTAATACCACAACTCAAAGCATAATAAGCTGAACGCTCACCAACTTTCATTGAGACTAAATCATTATTGAAATCGTAGAACTTACCTCTTTTTTCTCTTTGCCATGCGTCTTTTTCTGGAATGTATAATTTTACTTTACCAATTCCATGTAATAAAACCACTTTAAATAATGAATCTTCTTTTATTTTTAGCCCATCGGTTAAATTATTTTCATTTATTTTATATGCATGTTTCATAACTCTAAGTGTGTGGTCAATTAAACCACCCTCAAATGCATTGTTTAAATGCTCAAAGCTAGATTCTGGTGCTTTTATTAAATCTTCACCTA